GGCGTTGCTTACACTCACAAGAACAACGGTGCTTTGAGGGCGACTTCTGGTACTGCTGGCCTTGAGCTTGTTGACTTAGAGTTTGCTTCAGATGTTTCTGCGCCTACTGCTGCTCGTCATCGTCGATGGGATGCTACTTCTGGTCTGGTTGCCGGTGACACTACTGCAGTGGCTGCTGCCGACAAGCTGCAGTACGAAACGATCGTTGAGTTGAAAGCCTACGCCAAGGACAACTACCTCCGAGGTATTCGTGGTGCTGGCGGCGACGAGGTGTTCCACCTGTTCGTAACGCCACAGCAGATGAAAGGCTTGAAGCTCGATGCAGACTTCTTGGCTAACGTCCGTAACGCAGGCGTCCGTGGTTCAAGCAACTCTTTGTTCTCTGGTTCTTCAAGCTTGATGGTTGATGGGATCATGGTTCACGAGTTCCGCCATGTGTTTAACACTGGTGGTGCTACCACTGGTACTTCTGGCAATGCTGGCGCGGCTGGCTACAAGTGGGGTGCTGACGCTGATGTAACCGGCGGTCGCGCTCTGTTCTGTGGTGCTCAAGCACTGGCTATGGCTGACATTGGTCTTCCTGAAGTGGTCGAAGATACGTTCGACTATGGAAACCAGCAAGGTATCAGCATCGGTAAAATCTTCGGCCTTCGTAAGCCTAAGTACAACTCCGACATTAGCGGTTCTGTTCAAGACTTTGGGGTTATCTCCTTAGACACTGCACAGTAAGAGATACGGCTCCTCCTTCGGGGGGAGCCTTTTTTAAGGATTATATATGAAGGTAATCTCAGAGAAAGAAATCCGCGTTGCCACAACGAGTGGAGCAGCAGCGATTTTCTACCCCGGAATCGAGAAGAATATTTCCGACGAGTTGGGCCTGCTGGCTCTTCAAATGGGGGCAAAAGAAGTCAGGGAAACTGAAAAACAAGCCCCTGCGGAAATCCAAATTACTATCGAAGAAGAAGTGCCGGTAGTCGAAGAAAGTGTAAGTCATGAGGTCGATCCAAAACTAATCGAGTGTTTAGAGCAGCTTATTGAAGAAGGTGATCCAGCAAACTTCAAGGCAGACGGCGGTCCTAAATCTCAGGTAGTTAACAAGTTAATGAGCCGAACCGTCGTTAGCGACGAACGAGACGCGGCTTGGGAACAAGTTCTTAATTCATAGAGGGTAGATAAATGGCAGTCACTGTTCAAAGTGTTATCGATAGAGTCCAGACTACGCTGCAAGACACGACCGGTATCCGATGGCCTGTCACTGGGGAGTTAGTCCTGTGGGTTAACGATGCCCAACGCGAAATCGCCCTGTTAAAGCCTGACGCGAGTGCTGCTAACGAAACGGTAACTCTTGTGACGGGGACAAAGCAGTCTATTCCTACCTCTGGAAACAGGTTGCTCAGAGTCGTCCGCAATATGTCTGCCGCATCAGGGGGCAATGGGGGACGAGCTGTTCGTTTGGTTAGCCGGGAAGTTCTGGACGCCCAGACCCCACTTTGGCACGACCCAGCTGTTACAGGGGACGCAGCTCATGGGGCAACCGTAAAACATTTCGTCTACGACGAGTCTAACCCCCGCAACTTCTATGTATATCCGGGTGTAGCAGGCAGTGCTTATTTGGAAATCATCTACAGTAGCAATCCACTTTCTGTTGACCTAACAGGTGCTCGAACTGATCTCGAAGTGCCTGACATCTACGGTAATGCCGTAGTCGATTACGCGCTGTTCCGTGCTTACACGAAAGACGCTGAGTACGCCGGTAACTCCCAGAGAGCTAGCACCCATTACAACCTGTTCATCAACAGCGTTACGGGTAAAGGCCAGATAGACATTATTACTAGCCCGAATTCTGATATGGGGCCACAGGGGATCACAACCGGCGCTCAAGTCGGGCAGCAAGTGGGGTAAATAGATGGCTACTTCTTATGAGTCACTTCTACCTGAGATAATCCCAATGGTGCCGGGATGTCCTGACACGCTGATCGAAAACAATATCCGAGCAGCGGTCATTGAGTTCTGTGAGAAGTCAGAAGCGTATCAGCAGGAGTTAGACCCTGTTACGACTGTCGCCAATATATACGAGTACGACTTAGAGCCTCCTCCCCAGACGAGCGTATGTAAGATCTTGTGGGCCACTCACTTGGGCGAAGAGATCGAAGCTATTACAACTGCGTTGCTTGAGCAACGTGAGCCAAAGTGGCGGGACTCTAACTATGCTGGCAGACCTAAGTACTTCGTCAAGCAGAACCCCAGCACTTTTTGGTTAGTACCTGTGCCGAACTTAACGCAAGTAAGCTCGACCATAATACGCGCAGTCCTGAAACCTACTTACACCTCCACTGCCTGTGATGATGGGGTCATGAGTGACTACCGCGAGGCAATTATTAACGGCGCATTGTTTCGGCTTCTACGGATGCCATCAAAAGATTGGACGGATTATGCAGGGGCGCAGGTATACGGCTCCCTATTTAATGAGGGTCTGGTTTACGCGGAACGTAAGGCTAGACAAGGTGATGTAAGAGTATCTAGGAAGGTTGCTTATGGAGGAGTTCACAAGCCATATAAATTTACCAGAAACCGTTACTCAAGGAGGTGATCCGTACCTTGCAGATATCCGCAAAGAGTGGGATTGGGTATCCAAGGGAGTGCAGGAGATCCTAGACGGGACTCCTGCACTTACATATCGAGCAGAGGATGTGTACGCGGAATGCGTAAACGGTCAAGCCCTGTTATGGATTACCGGCGAAGGGTTCGTTGTCACAACAGTAGAGGTAGATCGGTTTACGGGCGACAAAACACTTTTGGTTTGGCTTGCTTGGGCAAGGCATCGAGGAGAAAAGAAAGCAGCATATTACCTGCCTTTCTTTGAGCAGAAGGCACGAGATGCCGGGCTGCAAAAAATGGAAGTACGGTCAGCTGTAAGACAGATGATCGACTACTTAGAAAACGACGGGTGGTTACTAGACCACATTGTTTACACGAGGGATGTCTAATGGGAAGTAGTCCTAATAAACAAGATTACGAGGCCTCGGAAGGGGATAAAGCGAACGCGGCTGTAGCACAGGCCGAGTATAAGTTCTTCAAAGAACAGTACGACCCGCTACTCCAACAGATGCGCGACAAGTCTATGACCGAAGATCAGGCTCGCGTTCTTAGAAGTCGAGCGAATGCCGATACGATGCAGGCTCTAACATCTGGCACTTCGTACCAGCAGACACAAAACGTCAGCGCTGGTGGCGACATGGCCCAAGCTCTGCAAGGGCAGCTCGGGGTTGCCGAACGAAGTGGCCTTGATATCCAAAATAAAATGCGAACGAACGTGCTTGGCACTGCCAGAGGGCAAGCTGCTGATGCCCAAAGCGGCATGGCGCAAGCAAGTAGACTTGAGACTTCTACGGCCCTTAATAGAGCAAAAGCCAACCAAGACGTAGCACAAGCAAAGTTAAATGCAGCCGTAAAGATAGGATCTAAATTTGTAGGTCAGGGTTTAAAGAACAAGAGCGAAACTGGAAAGTTTTTTACTCCCGGCAACGCTTATTTAGATGAGGATCTGAACACTCAGTATAAACCAGCAACAAATATGCAGGACCGTTTAAAAGCTGGTTTAGCGGGAGGGATTTAGAATGTCATATTATTCTGATGCTCAAGAGATTATGGGCACATCACTTGGATCACTTGGATCTGATTTCAGTGTTAGTTCGCTACCGAACGTGTCTGATCCTGATAAGACTTACTCCGACATCACACGGAAAGAGTATGAGGACTATGTAAATAATTATCGCCAATTTGAACTCGACCTTATAGATCAGGCTCAAAACGATACCTCTATGATCGATCAAGCTCGCGTGGATTCAACAAATGCTGCGGAAATAACCAGCGGTATCGCGCAACGCAATATGCAGCGGTACGGCGCAAATTTAACGCCTGCCCAGCAGCAAGAGATGAGCCGTGGTCTCCAGCGTTCTAATACACTTGGCGGGATACAGTCTGTAGCGGATGCCAGAATCGCACAGCGGGAAGCTAATACAGGACTATTGTCCGATCTCATCAACATAGGACAAGGCGTCAATCGAAGTTCCCAAAATCAGTTAGGTACTTCTGCGGCAAACGCTGCGGCAAGGCAGCAGCAGTACGAATCTGCAAGAGCCGCTAGTAAAGCTCAAACATACTCCACCATAGGCTCCCTTGGATCTATGGCGATCATGGCATTAGCAATATAGGTGAAACATGGTTCAATCGACGGTAGCTGATTCAATTATAGCGGGTCTCCAACTTGCCGCTGGTACTCGCCTCCAAGATACAGACAAGCTGACTCAAATCGCTTCCCGTAAGGAAGCAATATTAAACTCTAGGCAGGAAAGGAAACAGAGGGAAGCCCTGTACCCTGCTCAGTTACAGAAAGCAGAAGATGAAGCGGACACTGCGTCATATAACTTAAGGCAGTTGCCCGAAAAAACGCGTCTGGAAAGACTCAAACTAAAAGGCGAGATCAATAAGGCGGACCTTGAACTCATTGATAAAACGATAGAAGTAGCATTCGCAATCCCGAAAGCCCAAGCGGAGCTAGACAGTAGCGAAGCTACAAGATTAGGTACAATCGCTACGACCAGAAAAGCAAACTTAGATGCGGATCAGGCAGATTTCGATAATTTTGAAACGCAATCGGCTCAAGCTTCAGGCGGAGTTTTAGACGAAATCCTTCTTACAAACCCTAATGCCATTCAACCAAAAGAAGGCGGCGGGCTATCGGTTGATGGACTCTCTCTTTTAGACAGCAACCCGAGAGCGGTTTATGGTGCTATTAACCTAAACAACGCTGGGTATTTCCGAACGGTTAGTTCTGATGGAGCAATAACACCCAATAAAATAGTGGGAATTAAGCGAATAGAAGAGGGCGGTCAGGTTTTTTATGTCCCGCAAGTGCTTGGCGAGGACGGTAGACAGACTGACTTGCTCAACCCAGCCGGTAACCAAGCCCCCATGACTAAAAATGCTACGTCTTCAGAGAACGACATAGTTGTCAAATATACTGAAGCTATGCTTAACGGGCATATTCAGAACGCTATGGTTTACGCAATAAGGAAAGGCGCAGGGAATAGCACGGCATGGCAAGCTGAAGGGTTTCGCCGTTTGAGAGATGCTTACCAAAGTGCCTCTCAAGGAGAAATTACGGTTGCAGCTAGGGTAGTAAAAAACGCAATTGTGCAATCTCCCCTACCAGAGAATGTCGTCAGAGAAACACTCCAAAATATGGAAGCTGCTGTACTACAAGGTGACGTAGAGCAGATGATGAATTATGCAGAGAGCTTCGGTATAGGCGATGAGTTTATTACTGAACTTGCAGCTGAAATGGAAGCGTCAGGGAAAGATATCCAAACTCAACAAGGGGCAGAACAGCGACAAGCAGAGGATGCCTATTTAGATAACCGGATCGACGCTCCAAAAAACCAATATTACCAAGATCCGCTGGCAGGGGATCTATCAAATGATGTTGACCCCCCCGCATGGGCTGCTGCTGCAGTGCAGGGGAGAGGAGGTGCGGACGCGATTCAGGCATCTATGGATGAAAGCTCGGCAGGGCTTCGACAGCAAAACCGAGATACGTTACGTCGTCGTATGGAACAGGCGGGGGAGACCATACCTCTCAAAGAATTCACAGCTAGTCTTCCAGCTTTAGCTCAGGCTATGGCGGAAGGTGAAAAAATATTAAGCAGAAAAGCAAGAGGCGAGGTTGAGGGCTTTCTTAACGACCAGCTCGACCCCGGCGAACAGCTAACTGAACAGAAATTTCAAGCGATTTCTCAGCAGCACCCAGACAAAGTGAGTGGCATAATCTCGCTCTTTATGATGGGAGCAGAAGACCCTCTTGCGGTAGGACAGTCTCTAGCAAACTTAGCGGAGCGCGGGGCTACAGACTATAAGGCTGATACCGCAGAAGACGACTCTCAAGCGAAAGCGGAATTTCGTGCAGGGGAGTTAACTAAGATAAGGGAACTTAGGTCCGAGAATGATGATAAGACTTTGGCCGCTGCAGAGGAAATAACCGTACTTCTTTCAAGTCCTGACTTTAACCTGTTCTCTAATAGCCCAGAAACAGCAGAGTTTAAAACTCAGATGAGAAGGTTGATTCTAGCCGCTGACAACGACGACAGCAGCGCAGTCACAGCGGCAAGCCGCCGTATTGCTCGAAACACAATCACAGACGTTGTTGCTGAAATAATGGCTCAAAATGGATCTCCCGGCTTCAGGGGGTCAGCAATGGATTATTTCTATAGAAGACGCGCCCCCGCGCAGCTTGGGGACGATCGGTTTGATCGGCTAATCGTAAGTACAGATGGTGTGCTTGGTTATCAAGATCCTGCTGGGGGCGATGTGGTGTTCGAAGGTGGGCTTACTTTGGGGCAGGCATCATCAATCTTCGGTAAGCCTTTTGCGAAAAAACTCTTTAAGTCAGTCAAGAAAGTAGGTTCATTTTAATGAGCGAAGAGCTTACGCCCGCTCAACAAGCTTTCTTGGCATGGAGGGCAGGCGATACCCCTGACGAAGAGTTTACCCCTGCCCCTGCAACGGTAAAGGAAACTTTTGTCGCAGGATTAAGATCGGGGGTGCAAGGCCAACGATCTAATTACCTGAATGCGTCCGCGATACTCAACACCTTCCGAGGGAGGGACAGAGAGGCGCAAAGAGATGTGATCTCTGCACAGCTGGCTGATCAGCAAGGCGCAGAAGCCGCCGCAGGGATGCCTACGTTCGAAGAAACTGTAGACAACCCTACCACCCAAGGTATTGCAGAGCAGTTTGTTAAGTTTTCTGGGCAGGGGACGCCTAGTGTTTTAACAAGCTTGATTGGCTGGGGAGCTGGCGCTGTAGGGGTTGCTGGCCTGAAAGGGGCTACACAGTTTGCAGCGAATCGCCTAATTAAAGACTCACTCAGAAATGTTGCCAAGAATACAGCAGATCCCGAAGAAGCGGCCCTAGTCAATGCGCTCTGGCAAGCTTCTCAAAAAAACGCTCGAAGAAATGCTGCTGCGACAGGCGGCAAAGTTGGGGGGTTTGTACCCGAATTTACCGAGATCGCTGGCGGACAACTTGGGGAAGAGTTAAGTGTAGAAGAGGGCATAACAAGCGAGAAAATCGCCCGGTCTGTCGGAATCGCAGCGCCAGCAGCAGCACTAGGAGTTTACGGTGAAGCCTTCATAGGCAGCGCATTTTTTAGGAATCTGGAAAAAGTTGCAACAAAACGCTCAGGTGGCAGAGATGGGAGCATTTACGGTCAGGTAGCTAAAAGTATTTTAGCTGGCACGGCGAGAGGCGCTGCAGTCGAAGGAACCACCGAAGGGCTGCAAGAAGGTATTAGTGTTACTAATCGAATGCTGATAGATGATCAGTACACCGCAGCCGAAGGGAAGATGCGAATAGCTGAAGGCATATTCGGTGGAGCTGCAATCGGTGGCCCTCTTGGGGGCGGTGCGACTGCTGCTTCAGAAATCCTCGGCAGGTCATACGCGTTTTTGCGGGACGGCTACGAAAAAGTCACTGAACGAAAAGCTAATGAAGAGGAGTTTGGTGATACCTCTGGCGCAACCACTACCCCCGAACCGAAAGAAAACGTCGATGCTCAAGTAGACGCTATGTTTAATCCAACTAGCACTAAGGATGCTGTTTGGATTGCAGGGACCGAACCTGCATTCGGTGCGACTGAAGGGATAAAGGTAGTTGAAGTCGAAGGTGGTAGAAAGGCTTATGCGGTTTTTGTACCCGGAAGGGGGACTCTATTAACGCGCAGCGCAGATGTCGCAGAAGGTATAGCAGCAGACGGCGCGAGCGACGAAGGGTTAGCGGCTGTTCTTGGATACAGCGCATCAAAACCTGCTGACGGCGACCGCGTTGTTCGGGCTACTGACAGCGCTGGGCGCATTGTATCAGAGGAGGTGACAAACGAAGCGGGACTGGATGCCGCTATGGAAGCGGCCAAAGGATTAACTCCCCGAGACGGTACGATTAAAGTTGTTTCAGTGGAGAGCACACTTAGGGAGCGGAAGGAGAAGTTAGAGACCGAAGAAGTCTCCGGTACTGAACCAGAAGTACAAAAACCACCCGTCATCAAAGAGATGTCTAGGCCTGAAGCCGATGAAGTAGCCGACCCCAATGAACAGCCTCTCCAGACCGAAGAAACTGAAGCTCAAGCAGCTATAGAAATGGGCTTAGAGGATGTAGATCCTGAGCTTATGGAGCGACGAGTCTATAAACCCAGAAAGTCCCCAGACACAATTTACGCGGGGACTGAAACCCAAGATGGGACCGAAGCCTTGAGAGAAAGGTTCCTTGCGGAGTTTGATGATCAATACGATATTGATTGGAGATCTGATTACTGGGGTTCGATGAGTGATGCGATGCTCAAACGAGCTATCGAGGCCCAACAAGAAGGTTTAGCTGTTGAGTTCAATAGAACCAGTGAGGGTATGCAGCTTGAGACATATAACTACGAAGAAAGCTATACGGTAAAAGACGACAAGGGCGAGCGGCGTGTTCCCCTCAGTCAGTTTTTACAAATTGAGATCAGCAGGGCGCAGGGAAGCCAATTAGCGCGAGTTTCCAACGTAACTTTGGAAACTGCAGACAAAAAAATAAAGAGAACAAATCTTATTGATTTGCTGAACGCTGGACGCAGGATAAATCAAAGCCGTGACCAGAGCAGTTTTGATGGGGATGCAGCGGCGGCTCTTAGCACGATAATAGGCGAGCTAATGCTCGCAGGGTACAAAATTCGAATTAACACCAAGAACGGACCAATAGACCTAAGAAAGAAAGCTGACGCACTTGTTAAACAAAGCGCCCTCGACCGGAAGCATTACAGAGAAAACCCACAAGATGTAGAGAACGGCATTTGGCCCGACCGGATTCCCGAAGTGCAAGGCGTTGCTAGAGTTGTAGTCGGGAGAGACAAATCAAATAGACCGCTGACCCTAGGCAAAGTGCTCCGACCTCGAAATGTTGAATCTGTGCCAGTCACCCCCTTACAGAATGATGATCAAGCAGTAAGAACTCCAATAGAAGATTCTATGGGTAGACTAATCTTCGAAGACGAAGTTGGGTTTGATGGAGAATCAGAAATAGACAGGATGGTGGATACGACTATCCCACCTGTCGCTAACCCCGGTGTTGACGGCCCTGCTAAATATAAAGTTCGTGATAATAAATCCTACAATAAAAAATTACGGAATGTTCAAGCAGCCTATCCTTTTGGGACTTCGGCAAGCGAATCCCTAAACGCCCTTATTTCAAAAGCCCTGAAGTTCTTAAGACTCCGTAATCCAATTTATATGATGCCCTTGTCAAAAATTACTGATCTTGATTTTGAAACTTTCGCAGCTAGGTTTGAAAATCAAGACGGGGCAAGAATAGCTTTTGATAAAGTGCAAGAAATGAAAGCAAAGACTGACCCTGCGTTGGCCTTTTACCTTCAGGACATTAACGGTTTTCACATGATCGTATTTGATGATCAGCAGGTTCAAAATGAGCTTCAATTAGGACTGACTGTTGCCCATGAACTAGGCCATGCCATGTTCAATGAAGAGTTAGATAACCTCCAAAACAATCCTGCACTCTTTAACCGCTTGCTCATTGCTTTTAATAGGGAACTAGCTTCTAACCCTGAACTTGCAAGTACTTATCAGGGCTACAGCCCAGACAAAGTGTTTGAAGAGTGGTATGCGGATAATATCGCAAGGGCAGTAAAAGGTGAGTTTAAGAAGCGAGATAGGGGCATGGTGGATGGCCATTTCAATGCTTTTGTCACTAGGTTAAAAAAGCTTTTTTCTGAAATGCAGCGGTGGATTAAGTTACGGCTTGGACTCCCCGTCAATGTGGTTTTTCAAGATTTCTTGAATGATGTACTTGCTGCTAGAAGATCTGCCGATTTTATCTACCCCAAAAAGTCCCAGAATTGGACTAGGGCGAGGTCTATGGCTCAGAACGTAGAGCTAAAGTTAATGCAAACCCCCGGTGCAGAAGTAAAGATAACGCAATGGCGTAAATCCCTTAAATCGTTTTTCAATCAGCACAGGGGGCTGATGAGTGTAGTGTTTACCGTTGATGGGCAGTTGCGCGGAATAAGTTCTAAGCTCGCTGATATGTTTTATATCCAAGCTCAAAAAACTGGTACGGGCGGCAATATTGGTTTTTTACGTTCTTACTACACTCAATTTAGAACTTTTCAGAACTCCTTTGAAAAACAGATAGGCGATATCTCAGATCCCAAAGTCCAAAGAGCCTTGAGAGAAGCTGCTTCTGATACCCAGACCTCACTGCTGAGTGGCAAGGCTCAAAGAGTTAGAAAGTTTCTTGAGGATGTACACAAGAACTACATTGCCCCTAGTCAGTCTGGCTATACGGAACCTGCAGATAGAATTGAATTTCAAGAGAACTACTTCCCCGTAATGCTTGACCTTATGGCGACGGCAAACAATAGCGCAGCTTTTGTAAATTTAGTCATGCAGTACAACCCAGACGCCGACCGTAAGACGATTGAAAACGCTTTGGCGAGGATCGTTAAATACAATCAGGCGGTTATCAATGGGGTAGAAATAGAGACAGACGGGGTTGACCCAGCGGCAGGTAGAACAAATGCTCGACAGCTAACTTCAGGCGTACCCATCCAAGTGCTTCAAGAGGCTGGATTCTTAAAAGACCCTGATGTAGCTCTGACCACATACCTTCGGCAAATTGCAAAACGGATTGAGTTTAATAAAGCCACGAAGGATTCAGAAGGTAATAGCAGGCTTCTTCCAATGCTAAACGCGTTACCAGCCAATGATCGAGCTTTTGCAGAAAAGGCGATAGCAGTTTATCTAGGCCATCAGTCCCAAGAGATAAGTCCGTGGTTACGTCAGGTTAATAGCTGGGGGCAATTCATTCAGTTCGTCACCATCCTACCATTCTCAACTATAGCTTCTTTCCCAGAACTGGCGGGTCCGATCCTTAACTTTAAGGGGTTGTCCGGTTTTCAATCAGCTTTTCAGGAAATGCGGTCTCAGTTCGTTCAGACTGATAGGGAGGCGGCTGTACGGTTTGCTAGAGATATTGGTATTACGTCTAGCGAGTCAATGGCTACGGCTTGGGTCAGCGAAGCCGATTTAGATTATATGGACCCCGTTGCACGAGACTGGTCAGACAAGTTTTTCAAAGCTATTGGCTTGGATTTCTTTACGCGGTTTACCCGTGAATTTGCTGCAGGGATGGCGCAAAGGTTCCTACGCGAACACGCTTTTCATCCTACCGCTGATTCAGCAAGGTACTTGGCTGACCTCGGGGTTACGGCGGATGAAGTGAAATCTTACTTCAATAATCAATTGGACATAACGTCTCCCCAAGCTATAAATGTCAAGCGAGCTGCCCAGAAATTCGTGGAAAGTTCAGTTTTAAGACCGAACGCTGCAGAGCGACCTATGTGGGCATCTGACCCTAGATTTTCGCTGATATGGCAGTTGAAGGGCTATTTCTACGCTTTTTATAAGGTGATCATCAAAGGGGCTATGAATGAGGCGAGGTCAAGAGCAGATAGTGGTGCTGGGCTAACGGCGGTAGGAGGGGTATTCGCCTTGGCAGCAGTGGCTTTTGTTCCATTGGCGATGGCATCTATGGAAGCCCGAGAGTGGGCAAAGTTCGGCTTATCTGAAATCCTACCTTTTACGCCAGAAGGTAAGGACTATTTCCGGTCAGACAACATGGATTGGGGGCAGTACGCGTTTGAAGTATTTGACCGGACGGGTTTTTTAGGGCCTTGGACAATGGGTTCAATGATGCACCAAAACGCAGAATGGGACCGTAGCCCATTGATCCCGCTCCTAGGCCCTTCAGTCGAGACATTGGACACCGTTTTGCGAGACGGATGGCGGTCAATACCCAATAGATTGGCCCCAGTTGTGAGCGCACTCTAATTATTTTTTGGTGGAAAACAATTAGCGATACTAATATACTGCAGGTATAAATAGAGGTTTGTATGGCATATTCCGATACTCTCAACTTGGTGGTAGGCGATACCCTCCCAGTCCTGACTTTGACGCTCAAAGACAGTAATCAGGCCGCTGCTGGGAAGACGCTCGACCCCAATAATTCAGACACTTGGGCCGCTATTAATTTAGCTGGCGCAACTGTACGTATGCGTATCCGCGAGCTGGGCGGCACTGTGGTTAAAACCACTTTGACCTGCACCCTTGTAGGTGACGGTACTACTGGTGAGGTCATTACAAATTTCCCTACGGGTACGCTCGATGCGTCTGGCACCTTCGAGGCAGAGATAGAGGTCACATTTTCAAGTGGAGGCATCCAAACGGTTTATGACTTTATAAAGCTCAAAGTCCGAGAAGATTTTGACTAATGCCTAGCAAGATAGTCATAACCTCAAAGCGCGACCCAAAGGTCACGCTTGAGTATAGCTCCCCAAAGTCCAGCGTAAGTTTCGCTGACCTAAAAGCGTCTTCGTTTTTAGATGCAGACAGTCCTCATAAATGGTTCTACGACGCATACGCTTTTAGTGACGCGCCTGAAATTGGGTTCACCAAAACAGCCGATGCAGATACTTTTACTTTCGCAGATGCTTCAGCAGTTTCTTTTGGCAAAGCTACCGCCGACACCTTCGGGTTTAGTGAGTCTGTACTGACCCAGATGACCTTCTTTAGAACGTTTACTGACGCTTTTGGGCTGGATGACATAACGGCGGTAGACGCCATTATAAAAGATGTTGCCAGTGCCAAAGTAAACCTGTTCGGGTTTTCTGATGATCAAGCGATAGGGGTCGGTAAAGGTTTAACGGATACGTTTTTTGTTTTAGAGACAATTGATTCTTTTGGTATTGGGAAAGGTCTCAGCGATTCTCAGCCCATTACTGAATCTCTGGATCGGACAGTACAGTATTCCAGAGATTTCACGGACGCATTTGTTCTTGATGACGCGGCAACGGTAGACGCTCTACAGAAAGCAACAAGCGCCCTCAAGCAGAACATCTTTGGCATGGGTGACGTTTTTGGTCGGACAGTAGTATTTAACAGAGAGTTTACTGACAGCGTTACTCCTACTGAAAACTATGCTTCGTCTTTCTCGAAAGCTGCCGCCGATGACTCTTTCGTTTTATCAGAGTCTTTAAGCAAGGTTGTTATTTACAGTCGAGCATTTGCTGACGCTCAAAGTTTCTCTGACGCGGTGGAGACCACAGACGTAGGTAAGGGAATCGCAGACACGCAAGTGATGACTGAGGCACATGCAGTAGCCACGTCTTTGGCTAAGTCAGACTCGTTCAGCATGGCAGAAGCGGCTAGCTCCCTTATTGCTAAGTCTCTGATCGAAGCCGTTCCTCTCTCAGAGTCTTTAGATCGAGTCGTTACTTATAGCAGAACCTTTACTGATGCGTTTTCTATGGACGATGCCGCAACCGTAAATGCTCTCGTAAAAGACCACACCAACGCCAAAACAAACGTGTTTGGGTTTGGTGACTCTCAAGCGTTTGGGTTTAGCAAGATCTTGCCTACAGACACATTCTCTTTTTCCGACGACGAAGATTTCGCGTTTGGCAAAGGACTCTCAGATTCAGTGTCGGTAACTGAAAACTTCAGTTTCGCGCTGTTTAGCAACGCAGCTATGAACGCTGCTCAACTTAACCTAAGCCCCTTCAATGAATAATAGGAAGCAATACTATGAAATTTGATAGCAACTTAGCGATGAAAGGTCGATTGACCATCGCAATTAACGATGAAGTCGTTCAAGAAATAGACAACTTAGTTGTCACCACTGGTAAAGGCTATGTAGCCAGTCGAATGAAAGATGCGACTGCAACTGCAATGTCACACATGGCCATCGGCACTGGTAGTACAGCAGCAGCGGTTGGCGATACTGCTCTCGGCGGAGAGTCTGCCCGTGTAGCTTTGACCTCTACCACTGTATCTGGCGCTGACATCACTTATGTAGCGTCGTTTGGCGCTGGCACGGGAACCGCAGCCATCACCGAAGCCGCTGTCTTAAACGCCAGTAGCTCAGGAACCATGCTGTGTAGAACTGTGTTCGCCGTGGTCAACAAGGGCCCAAGTGATTCGATGGTTGTCACGTGGACTGTAACTGCAAGTTAATCAATTACTTATGAGGTTATCCTTATGGATATATTAACTATATTTAATTGTGTAACTGCGGTGGTCACTATCGCTTCCGCAATTTGTGCTGCCACTCCAACGCCTAGGGATGATGCCTTCTTAGCGAAGTACATCTATCCGGTGCTGGAGGCTGTAGCCATAAATGTGGGTAAAGCCAAGCAATAGGAAATTACGATGACTGTTAAGTTTACAAACAACGCCAGCACGACAGTAGACACAGGTATAAATGCATCAGCGACCTCTCTGACGGTTGCGTCTGCTTCCTCGTTTCCTCAATTGTCAGGCGCTGATGACTATTGCTACTTAACCATTCAAGGGGCGACAAGCTCGACCCGAGAAGTAGTTAAGGCTACGGCGTTGTCTAGTAATACTTTCACCATTGTAAGAGCACAAGACAACACCTCCGCTGGCACTTGGGCTGCGGGGGATGTTGTCGAACTAAGAATGACGGCTGCACTTTTGACTGATGTCATTGATGCCGCAACAGTGGAAGGAGTGAAGACTAATTATCAGTACACCCCGACTGCTGGTCAGACAGTTTTCTCTGGAGCCGACAACGCTTCAGCCACAATGATCATTAACCAAGCGGCACTTGTTTCGGTCTACATGAACGGTGTTCGCTTAGTCCAAGGCACGGACTACAGCGTTTCTTCAGCCAACAACACGGTGACACTAGGTATTGGCGCAACCACCGCTGACATCATCGACATCGAAGTGTACGGAAACTTTGTCGGTCAGTCTGGTGCGGCGGTTGGTATCACGGGCGGCTCGATTACCGGCAC